AGACATTGCCTGGGGCCTTACCGGTTCGGTAAGGTTGTTGTCGGTGAGCGTGTGGTACTGGGCAAAATGCACCTTGTACAAAGCAGAATTAAGGCGACAGTTGGTTCCCAATGGTCCTTCGATAAAATCCACTGGCTGAGTGGGAAAAACACCTGTTTGAAACTCCAAAGGAGGATCCCGATTAGCGGCATCTTTCCTTAAACTCACGATAAACACGTTGAAGTAGGCATAATTGCTTTGTCCCAAAATATATCGCATGTTAATACACAACCGATCAACCATAGTGGTAGACGAAACGGTGGTATTGTCGTCCTGCCTAAGGCATTGCGTCCAATCGCCAAAACTGGTCAACGGAAATGCATTCCACGTCTCCGTAAAATTACCGTCTGGGTCAATAGTAGCAAACGCCTGGCCAATATATTGCCAATCCGTATACACCTGCTTTGGCAGGGTTAATTCGTACAAACGCTTGATGGATTTCGCGTTCGTCATAATCTGCTTTCGCTGATTACGGGCGGTCGGGGCCTGGTACTTAATACGCGTCGTATTCGCAGTACGCCGCTTCTTGGACCGCGCGGTGAATTTCTTCAACGCAGCGGTAGTCACCTTGTTCCCGTACGCCATTTACATGTGCGTTCAAAAAAAGTTTCGCCCATCCAATGGGTGCGTTCAAACGCCGAACTTTTTTTAATCTGGTAACCATAAACATGTCGGACTCCGACATTGGTTCCAATGGTTCCAGCGGGGGGGTAATACTAGACCCCCCGCGTTATATGGAATCCGTTGACAAAAAGCGTCCAAATCCAGCTCTGAGCTGGATTTTCACTTGGAACAACTATCCAGAGGACTGGAAATCCGTCCTGGTTCCAGGGTTCCAGAATAATAAGAACGTCAAAGGCTACATCGCCGGCAAGGAGATTGCGCCCACGACCGGTACTCCGCACCTACAAGGGTACCTTGAATTCAAGGACAAGGCGCGTCCAATGGGCCTGCTACCTAAAGAAGTGCATTGGAAATGCGCTCGTGGTAACACGAACCAAAACTTCGAGTATTGCTCGAAAGAGGGCGACTTTGTCTCGTGGGGGTCGGTGTTTTACACACCGCCGTACTCTATCAACATAGAGCTGCGTCCCTGGCAAACCGAGATCCATAGGATCTGCGAAGCCGAGCCGGACGACCGTACCATTCACTGGTACTGGGAGCCTGACGGCTGCAAAGGCAAAACCACCTTCCAAAAGTGGTTATTTCTCAATCACACGGGTGTGATCGTCGTCAGCGGCAAAGCCTCAGACATGAAGAATGGTGTCATCGAATACGAGGAAAAACACCATGTTCTACCAAAGATCGTGGTCATTAATATCCCTCGTTGTCAGGACACGGATCACGTCTCCTGGCAGGGCATTGAAGAGATCAAAGACATGTTCTTCTTCAGCCCCAAATATCATGGCGGCCAGGTCTGCGGGCCTAATCCGCATGTCTTCATTTTCAGCAATGAAAGCCCGCCGATGTACAAACTGTCATCGGATAGATGGAAGGTTCAAGAAATCAAGTCTGAACCACCAGTCAAACGACTGCGTACGTCTATGTAAACGTACGGAATGGGCGCAAGCGCCCATTTTTTTTTTTATATCTTGCGCCTTCGGCGCGCCCACCCTGCCGGGGGCTTTTTTTTTGCCACTTTTACGAGCTATTCACACAAGTAGCCAGTTGGTCAAACGCAAACTGGGCACCTGTACGGTCCTGAGTACCTTGATTAGCTTGCTGTACAGTTCGCACAAGGAGGAAATACCGTCTATAATACGGTTGGGCCTGGTACGGCAATTGCCGCCAGGAAGCGCTACGAACGGGATTACGTACGTTCGCCTTACACTTAATATTCGCTTGTCCTTTACGCCAAGTCGAAAACGGGTTCCCAGACATTGCCTGGGGCCTTACCGGTTCGGTAAGGTTGTTGTCGGTGAGCGTGTGGTACTGGGCAAAATGCACCTTGTACAAAGCAGAATTAAGGCGACAGTTGGTTCCCAATGGTCCTTCGATAAAATCCACTGGCTGAGTGGG